AGCCTTTGCTACTGCTGCACAGGGTACATTAGCTGACTCAGCACTACAGTCTAGCGACATTGGTGTATCAGTACAGGCTTACGACAGTAACCTCACTTCCTTTGTTGGAACCTTTACCCTTCCTACAACAGACTCTACTGCTGGCTACGTCTTAAAGACAGATGGTGCAGGTACTCTGAGTTTTGTTGCACAGTCAGCCTATGATGAAAGCTCAGTAGCCATCACAGGCGGTACTATCAACGGTACTACTATTGGTGCTACCACTGCCTCTACTGGTAACTTCTCAACGCTATCTATTGGTGGCACAGCTATTACTTCAACAGCTACTGAGTTAAACATTCTTGACGGAGTAACAGCTACTGCTACTGAGTTGAATATTTTAGATGGCGTTACAGCAACAACTACTGAACTAAATTACGTTGATGGTGTAACAAGTAATGTGCAAACTCAACTTGACACTTTAGCTACCGTTCCTGCTGTTGGAACTAAGACATCTAGTTATACATTAGCCACATCAGATACTGGCAAGTATGTCCAAGTCGGTACAGGTGGCTCAATCACTGTACCAGATGCTACTTTTTCTGAAGGCGATATTGTTAATGTATTTAACAATACTACAGGTGACATAACTATTACCTGCTCGATTACCACTGCTTATATATCAGGCACAAATACAGACGTAGCAAGCGTAACTTTAGCTACTCGTGGATTATGTTCTATCTTTTTTATATCAGGCACAGTTTGTGTCATAGCAGGAGCTGTTAGCTAATGTCAGGATTACTTGCATTACTATCTGGAATCAATGCTACTTCTGGTTCAGCTTTTATTGTTGCATCTGGTGGCACAGAAACAACTGATGGTGATTACAAGATACATACTTTTACTACTTCAGGTACATTTACTGTTACATCACTTGCAAAAGAGGCTGCTGATAATGATATAGATTATCTAGTTATTGCTGGCGGTGCAGGTGGCGGTGGTGGCTGGCAGTCTGGCGGTGGTGGTGCAGGAGGTTATCGCACTTCATATAGCACAAGTGGTGGCGGTGCTTCTGCTGAGAGTAAACTTACAGTCACTGCAAAGTCATATACTATTACAGTAGGTGCTGGCGGTGCTGGAGGTGTTAATGGCACAAATTCTGCAAGGGGTGCTAATGGTGGCACATCTTCTATAGATACTGATGTAACCACTGTAGGCGGTGGGGGTGGTGCATCTTATTACACAGGGTCTGGTCATACAGCTTCATCTGGCGGTTCTGGTGGTGGTGCAGGGGATGCAGAAGGCAATGAATCAGGTGGTTCCGGCACAACTAATCAGGGTTATGCTGGTGGAGGCGCATCAGGTTATTCTTCACCTTATAGCGGCGGTGGTGGAGGCGGTGCAGGTAGTGCGGGTTCATCAGGTGGTGGGTATTTAGGTAACGGTGGTTCTGGTGTTTCTTCATCTATAACCGGTTCTGCTGTTAGTAGAGCAGGTGGCGGTGGTGGCGGTAGTTATAGTGGTGGGGGCGGTAGTGCTACTGCCGGTGGGGGAGCCGGTGTACAAACTGGTACAAGTAATTCTGGAACAGCAAACACTGGAGGCGGTGGAGGCGGTAACGGAGCAAATAGCACTACTGGTGGAGCAGGCGGTTCAGGCATTGTTGTCATAAGGTATAAATTTCAATGAGCCATTACGCAAAAGTTGAAAACGGCATTGTAACGCAGGTTATTGTTGCGGAGCAGGATTTTATTGACGCACAGGAAGGAACATGGGTGCAGACTTCATATAATACTTATGGTGGTGTGCATTATTCGCCAGATTCAGGGCAACCAGACGGGGGCATAGCATTAAGAAAAAATTATGCCGGAGTTGGGTATATATATGATTCTGCGCGAGATGCTTTTTATGGTCAACAACCTTATGCAAGTTGGGCGCTAAACGAAGCAACCTGTTTATGGGAAAGTCCAGTTCCGTATCCAGATGACGGTGAAAGATATATTTGGGACGAAGATGCCTATCAGGAAGACAACACAACCGGGTGGATAACTATAGGAAGCTAATATGATAGAAGTGGCAGCAGCAATTAGCTTGGCTAACTCTGCTTTCACTGCACTAAAGACGGGGATACAGAGGGGAAAAGAACTAAAAGAAATGGGGGATAGCTTGGCAAAGTTCTGGGATGCAAATGACCAGATAGCCCAAGCAAAGATAGAACACGAATCCAAGCCTTATGTAACTAAAGTGTTTGGTGCTGAAAGCGTAGAAGCCGAAGCTATGCAGATAACGATGGCTAAACACAAAGCAGCACAGATGGAGAAGGAACTGAGAGAGTTTCTAATCTACACAGGAGAAGGTGACTTTTACAGGGATATGTTGCGGGAACGCAGAAAGATAAAGCAACGTAGGCTAGAACAGATAAGAGCAGCAGCACAGCGTAAGAAAGACTTGATAGACATAACGATAGTAGTTGTTGCATCAGTGGTAGTAATAGGCACATTAATAGCAGCCGTTTCAGCAGTAGCGAGTGTATAGATGACCGAACAAGAAATAGAAGTTTTAATCGACAGAGCAGCCAGAGAAGGTGCTAAACAGGCACTGAGAAACATTGGGCTGTCTGACGAAGAAGCCTATGATGATGTCAAAGAACTAAGGTCTTTACTGGAGACTTGGCGTGACACTAAGAAGACTGTGGGTCAGACTATTGCTAGGCTGTTTACTACTGCACTGTTGGCTGCTTTAGCTACTGGTGTTTGGATGAACTGGGGTGGTAAGTAATGCTAAATCTTATTGGTAGTCTAGCTGGCCCTATTGCTGGGATACTAGACAAGTTCATAGAAGACAAAGACAAGAAGGCTGCCCTGGCTCACGACATAGCTACTATGGCAGAGAAACATGCCCATGAGGTAGTCAAAGCACAGCTAGAGATAAACAAGAAAGAAGCTGAACATCCCTCTCTGTTTGTGTCAGGGTGGAGGCCAGCAGTAGGTTGGGTCTGTGTCTTAGGCATGGCAGGTAACTTTATTACTATCCCGTTTACTAACATGATACTAGAGCTACTAGAGTACGATGTGGTTATTCCACTGATTGACATGGAGACTCTGTTGCCTGTCTTGTTAGGTATGCTTGGCTTAGGTGCTATGCGCACTGTAGAGAAAGTTAAGCAGGTAGAGAGGAAGTCTTAATGGCTGTTACTAATGCACAGATAAGACAGATACTGACTGCTAATCCAAACATTACGGACGCACAGTTAGCTAAGGCTATGGACAGGTATGATGTTAGTCCTGCTCAGATGCACACTGTTTTACGTTCTATGGGCAGCAGTGTTACTCCTTCAAGAGTACAGGCTAGATATGAAGCTGGTGGCGGTACTAAGTTTGCACAGGCAACATTAGATCAAGCAGCAGGTACAGATGCTTTAAGCCAGTTTACTTCTGTATCTGATGTTCCTGCTGAACAGGTAACAACAAGAGGCAAAGAGACACCTTCACTTCTTGGTGATTATACTGCTAGGTTTGCAGGAAATGCCCCACCTTTAGCTGAGATAATTAATGCACCCTGGATACCAACACTGATAAAAGTTGTAAGGAATAGTGGTGGTGAAGAAGCAGTTAGTGACTTAGAAAATTGGATACTAGCTATACAGAATCAAGAACAGACTGGTGAAGATTTTGACAAGTCAGGTGGTAATGTTGCTTTTGGGCGTGACTTAAATGGAAATATTGTCGCAATACCACAAACAGGCAATCAAGCAGTAGACGGTATTATTAGGTCAGTTGCATCTGGTGATCCTATTAGTTTGATCAAGTCGATTAAAGACTTAAAAGGCCCAGTTGAACCTGTCACTGTTGAAGAACTAAATGAAAGCTTTGCAAGATGGGCTGAACAAAATCCTAACATAAGGATTAGTGTTGATGCTCCACAGTGGAACGAAGACTTACAGCAATCAGAATCAGCAGCACAGTTTGGTAACCCTACTACCTATACAGATATAGGTGATGAAATATTAAATGTTCCTGCTGACATGATTGAAGGCACATATGAAGACGAAGATGGGAACTTGTGGGTTTATGATGTACTAGGCCGTAGAGGTATTACTTCAAGAGCAGAACCTACCACTGTAGAACCTGATGAAGATTTGACTGGTGGTGGCGGTCAACAAGCTGCTGATGAACTACAGCGTGAAAAAGACGTAAACACTGTAAATAAATGGTTAGAAGATAATCCTGCTGTAACTAAGGAGCAGGTAACAGGTTTGCTAGACAGTTACGTTGAAAAAGGCAAGAAAGCTTATGACATATTTGAAGAAGCTACAGGAACAACAGTAGATCAATATGTCTCAGATAGGTCAGAACGTCCTTGGGTGTTTAAAGATGGCGTTATGACAAATGTGTACACAGGTGAGACTGTGACGCCTGGTGATCCTAGTCTGTACACAGAAGGTGAATTTTATAGTGGTGGTGGTTCGACTGATATGAGTCCAGAAGAGCCAACACCAACTGTTATAACAGACCAGATTATACTTGACTGGTACAACATGAAGCCTCGCACAAAACAAGATGTGATCAATGAGGCAAATGCACGTGGTATATCACTAGAACGTGTAAAAGGACTGCTGCCTGAAGTATTTGAAGATGGCGACACTACTGGCACTACCACTACTACAACAGTAACAGGAGGACTTCCTCCAAGCGATCCAACAGGAAGCATTACTGGTGGTGGTTTACTGACTGAAACAGACAGTACAGTATCTGATCCTTTTGATACTGATACAGGTGGTGATGGCACTGGAACAGGAACTGGTACAGGTACTGGAACTGGTAGTGGTACTGGTGCTGGCACTGGTACAGGTATGCTAGGTGCTGAAAGAACATCTGACGAAATATTGGGTAACGAGTTGTTTAGAATAACCGCTAATATCCCAGTCGTAAACAGGCTGATAGATTATACTCCTGTAGAGCGTAAGCAATTTATGCTTGGTGGGGTATCAAGAGGGTTCACAGGCATAAAATGACATATTTAAACTTAGTAAACAACGTCCTAAAGAGACTGCGTGAGGCAGAGGTAACTACTGTAACGCAGAACACCTACTCTGCTATGATTGGGGAGTTTGTAAATGATGCCAAAGAGTTTGTAGAAGACGCTTGGGACTGGTCTGCTTTGAGGACTACCATCACGGTGTCTACCGTGGCAGATGACAACAGCTACTCACTGACTGGCTCAGGCATCAAAGATAAGCTGTTAGATGCTATCAACGATACCTCTAACGTCAGACTAAAGATGGACTCACTAGGTAAGTTCAACGAAAGACTACACATCTCAGGCACAGCCACTGGCGCACCTCTGTACTTTACCTTCTCTGGTGTGGATAGCAACGATGACAGAACAATCAATGTGTACCCTACGCCTAACGGTGTCTACTCTCTGCGCTTTGACCTGACTGTAAAGGAAGACAAGCTGTCAGAGGATGCCACAGACTGCGTACTGCCTCCTAGTCCTATCATACACTTAGCGACTGCTATGGCTGTACGTGAGCGTGGTGAGACTGGTGGTACTTCTACACAGGAATACTTTGCCATAGCTAATACCAGCCTGTCTGATGCTATAGCTTTAGATGCTGGACACTTCCCACACGAGACTGAGTGGAGAGCCGTTTAATGGCACAACAGTTACAGAACATTACCATTGCAGCCCCAGGCTTCTTTGGTATTAACACACAGGACTCGCCCATAGGACTTAATCCGTCCTTTGCGTCTATTGCAGACAACTGTGTGATTGACCAGTACGGTCGTGTAGGTGCTAGGCAGGGCTATTCAGAGGTAACTACCAACGGTGCTTCTGTGCTTGGTTCTAGTGTTGGCTTAGAGATGATACATCAGTACAGAGACTCTGATGGTAATGAGGTTATTCTGTCTGCTGGTAATAACAAGATATTTACAGGTAGTACCACATTAGTAGATGCTACTCCTGCTTCTTACAGCATTACAGCTAACAACTGGAAGGCAGTCAACTTCAATGACCATACTTACATGGTACAGCGTGGCTATGAGCCTTTAATCTACTCAGACCATGCTGGTGTGGTAGAGCCTATGTCTAGCCATGCACACGCTACAGGCACACCTCCAGAGGGTAACGAGATACTTGCTGCTTATGGTAGAATATGGATAGCTGACTTTGCTACAGATAAATCTACTATCTACTGGTCTGACCTGCTGAACGGCTCAGGCTTCTCTGGTGGCTCTACAGGCTCATTAGACGTTACTAAGCACTGGCCTAACGGGTACGATGAGATAACGGCTCTGGCAGCCCATAACGGCCTCCTAGTGATATTCGGGAAGAACTCTATCCTTATCTATGAGGGCGCAACAGACCCTTCTACAATGTCTCTAGCTGATACCGTAGGTAACATAGGCTGTGTTGCTAGAGATACAGTACAGAACGTAGGTACTGACCTTGTGTTCCTTAGCTCTACAGGCGTTAGGTCTTTGGCTAGGACGATACAGGAGAAGTCAGCACCTCTCAGGGATATTAGTAGGAATGTCAGGAATGACTTAACAACAACACTGGCTGCTGAGACAGGCAACATTAACTCTGTCTATAGCCAAGAAAATGCTTTTTATCTAGTCAACTTCCCATCACAGAACATTGTGTACTGCTTTGACATAAGGAGTCCACTAGAGGATGGAAGTTATAGGGCTACGACATGGAGCCAGATAGACCCTCTGTGTTTCCATAGGTTAGAAGATGGTACGTTATACTTTGGACACAGCACAGGTATCACTAAGTACGAAGGCTATAACGATGATGGCTCTCAGTACACACTGAGCTACTTTAGTAATCCGCTAGACTTTGGTAATGCTGCGAATCTAAAGTTTCTTAAGAAGTTTACTCTTACTATCATTGGTGGGCAGAACACTCAGGCTGTACTTAACTGGGGTTATGATTATAGCTCATCCTATACCAAAGAGACTTTTACTTTTGCTGACAAGAAGATTGCAGAATATGGGTTGTCAGAGTACAACACCTCAGATGCAGAGTATTCAGCTAGTATTATTATTAACACTAACGGTTTTAACGGAACAGGTAACGGCACTGTGGTTACTGTAGGTATCGAGGCTACTGTGAATGACGCTCCGTTCTCCATTCAGAAGATAGACATTCTTGCTCTGCTGGGCAGGTTGATATAAAGAGGTAATATAAATGGCTTGGCAAGACTTATTTACTGGTGGCGCAGGACTTATTGGGCAGTACCTTGCTCAGAGAGAAGGCGTAGAAAAACAAAGAGAGCTAGGACAGCAAGCTAAAGCTGGCGCACAAGCGTTAGGCTCAGAGCTTATGACCGCTGCTCAACAGCAGTTTAAACCTTTTACTGTAACCACAGGACTTGGGCCTAGCTTAAGAGTAGGACAAGAAGGAATTACTTTTGCTCCTGAGCCTGGAACAGAAGAAGAGCGTTTCTTGCAAGATGCTAGGGCGTTAGCTCGTAGTGGCGCACAACAGTTAGCTGCTGTTACTGGCCCAGGTAAGCTGCAAGAAGAGCAAGCACGTATTCAAGGAATGCTTCTTGGTGATGACATCGGCACAGCTCAGCAGGATGTCTTCAGCCAGTTACAGGCTCTTCGTGCGCCTGAGCAAGAACGTCAGAGACTAGCCTTAGAGAATCGTCTATTCCAGCAGGGACGAGAAGGACTAAGGACTGCTATGTACGGTGGTACTCCAGAGCAGTTAGCTTTTGAGAAGGCTGTACAGGAACAGCAAGCTGCTGATGCACTAACAGCTAGACAGCAGGCTCTGACAGAAAGAGGACAAAGAGCAGGTCTTATAGCACAAGCTCTGGGGCTTGGAGGACAGCAACAGGCTCTTCAAGCTGAGTTAGGACTAGGAGGAGCGCAAGCTGCCTTCTTACCTCAGCAGCAAGCACTCAGCTTACTCGCAGGTGGTACGCCATTCT